ACCGCGCCATCGTCGTTTGAAGATCAAGAGCCGATTTCGTATACATCCCATGACACTGACCCCCATACATCGGGGTTGCAACAAATACCTTATTCTTACGCAACTCATCTACTTTCACCTGAATTTCCATACTCTACTCCTATCGCGTTTTGAATTGCTGAATACGTTCAATTTTCTTGAACAACTTTTGCTGCTTCTTACGAGCCATCTGAAGGGTCAGTGTTCCAACAAGATGAGTGAACACAATCCCATTCAAATGATCAAGTTCGTGTTGAAAACCCCGAGCCGTCATTCCTGTAAATTCTTGCTGCTGCATAGCCCCATCCGCATCATAATATTCAACACACACTCGTTCAGGGCGATGAATGCGCAACGCTAATCCAGGGAATGAGAGACATCCTTCACGATCATGATTCATAATCTCTGATGCGTGCACAATCTTCGGATTGAAACACACAATTCCACCTTCCATCACAAAGACGCGATAGTTCCATCCAACCTGATTCGCTGCCAATCCAAGCCCTTTGTAGTGCCGCATCGTCAGAGTGAGTTCTTTTTCAATCACCTTTGGATTCACCGGAGGATTCGCAAAATCGAATACCGGCATCTTGACGCTCAAAAGAGGGTTTTTCTCGTCATAAATCGGGAGCGGCTTATACTCTTGTATCACATTCTGTTCTGTATCAATTGTGAGAATTTCACTCATTATACCTCCAATACAAATTTTGAAGCGACTAAATAGATGTGGGTCGCGATGCTAGAACATCCACCCACTCTAACACTGTATTATAACCCAGGAGTGTCAGCATGTCAAATATTTATTCCCAAATCATTCACAATTCTTACTTATCGTTCACCGAAACGCGATTCATTTTCTACGTCTATGCTTATATTCGAAAGAACAATGGAACTCCTTATTATATCGGTAAAGGATGTGGGAATAGAGCATATAAGAAACATGAAGGCATCGGTGTCCCTAAAGATCGTTCTAAAATCATATTTCTTGAAACAAATTTGAGTGAAATTGGCGCGTTGGCATTGGAACGACGATACATTCGTTGGTATGGGCGAAAAGATCTCGGTACTGGGATACTCCTGAACAAAACTGATGGTGGAGATGGATCTTACGCACCATCTTCTGAACGCCGCGCAATGATATCTAAAACACATAAAGGTAAGAAACGATCTCCTGAAACTCGTGCTGCCATGGCAGCAGCCAAAATAGGAAAGAAACGTCCCCGCGAAACATGTGCTAAAATATCAATCTTTAGAAAGGGGAAGAAACTTTCTTCCGAAACCTGCGATAAAATATCAGCCTCCAAAAAAGGGAAAAAATTTTCTCCTGAGCATCGTGCAGCAATATCTGCTGCACAAACAGGAAAGAAACGAGGACCACATTCTCCTGAAACTTGTGCAGCAATCTCAGCAGCCAATACAGGAAAAAAATTATCTCCAGAACATTGCGCAGCAATTTCAGCTTCCCGTAAAGGAAAGAAACTTTCGCCTGAACATCGTGCAGCAATATCAGTTGCTACTAAAGGTAAGAAACGAGGACCAATGTCACCCGAACAACGAGCAGCAATGTCAACAAAACGAAAAGGAAAGAAACGCGGTCCTTATAAAAAAGATACCAATAATTTTCTCATTTTTGCAAAATCGAAAAATTGTTTTGTTTGCGGAACCGAATGACATGCTGAAACTTATCCTGTAACACATCACCACGATGCGAAATCACAAATACATTCGTGCCCTCCAAGACGGTGAGAATTTTGAGAAGTTCTTCTGCCCCAGTAGTATCTAACGACGAATCAAACACCTCATCCAAAATCAACAAATTGGTATTCATTGAGTTTTTCAGTTTCGCGACCGCACGCCAGGTCAACATCAACGCCATATCAATACGCTGTTTCTCGCCTTCACTAAAGGACGCATACTGAAACTCATCGCGATACCGAGACTTGATAGTCTCAGTGAATGATTCATCTAGTATGAAGTTGACTGAAAAATCTAACGCCAACAAATACTTATTCACCAGTGTATTGATCACTGGTAAGTATTGCTGAATGATTTTCGTCTTGATTCCTGTGTCTTTCAATAATAACGCTGCTGCATCGCAATATTGTTTTTCCTCCAACAAGGTCTTTCGAGTATTATCCAAATCGATGACTGATTGCTCATAGGTTGAGAGTTGTTGCTGTTCTGATGCTGAAGAATGGGAACTAGACCGAAGATTCTCGATTTTGTCATCGATCGATTGACCCCACTGATGAATCTGTTCGATCGACCGTTTCCAGGACGAGATATCCGTCTCTAATGCTCGCACAGTACGCTCAACTCCATCCAGCTGCTGTAATTGTACTTCAAGATCTTTCACTTTCTGTTCGAGCTTCTGAATTCCATCCAATGATTCAGCCGTCTTTTTTCGTAAGTTTGTAATTTGCTCTTGACGAAATGACTGTTCAATTCCTTGTTGACAGGTCGGGCAATGATCGTGTTCCTCGAAAAACGATAATGATTTTTGTTGTTTGGACAGAGTATGTTGAATCTGAGCTTCAAGCTTATTCAGTTTCGTCAACTTCGATTGCACATCTTTTTTATCGCTCAATGAGTCTATCACTGTAGAAATTTGCGCAGTCGATTCAGTAATCGCCTGTTCATACTCATTCATTTTCGCGAGATGATCTGTACGTTCATGACGCAATGAGTCAGCAAGACGTTCATGGTTCTCAGAAAGTGTGGCGACGTGTTTTTTCTGTAACTCAACCTTTTCGTGAGCGGATTCCAACATCAATTTATTAGCAGACAAGGATTCTTTATTGGTGGTAATATGTTCTTTCAGAAGAGAATTCATCGTGGAGAAAATTTGAATATCAAGCAAATCCTCGATAATAGCTCGACGCTCAGAGCTTGATAATTGCATAAACGGTGTAAAGGACGCTGATCCCAGTACCGCAATCTGTGTGAAAGACTTATAGTTCATCTTCAGAATCGTAGATTCCAGATACTCTTGATAATCGCGCGATTCTGCATCCTGATTGATAAGAACACCGTCTTGATAAATCTCAAAGACGTTCGGTTTGATGCCTCGCACAATTCGATAGGCAACACCATCAATACTCATTAGGACTTCTACAAGACAATCACGTCCATTGATCGAATTGACAAGACTAGGCTTATTGATCTTCCGAAATGGGCGATTGAACAATCCAAAACATAACGCATCAAGAAGTGTTGATTTCCCTGACCCATTTTCGCCAATAATCAAGGTATGTTCATGAGAAGTTAGCGGAATCTCGGTAAAGACATTCCCCGTCGAAAGAAAATTTTTCCATCTTACAGACTGAACAACAATCATAGTGATCGCTCCGCTGCCAGGGCATCTTGATATAACTGCCCCATAAAATCCTTTAGATGTTTCGAGTCCACATCCATTTTCAACCCATCGATATATTTGGACAAAATCGTCATCGTATCTTCTGCTTGATCAATCACCGCATCTTCAAAAGACTCAGAGACCGGTAAATAATTTTCAACGATCGACACATCGAGGGGGCTGGAGGCATATAACTTATCAAGGACGCTGTCAAACAAATACGGATTGGTTTTCTGTTTGACGACCACCTTCACACAAGTATCTTTATACATGCTGTAATCAACAGCATTCGCCCAAAATTCAAAATCTTGAACTGTGTCATCGTACTGAAGTTTATAGAACATTTTATATGGATTAGGAACAAAAGTCAAATTTCTCGTGTCAGTATCAAAGATATGAAACCCACGAGTATCATCATAGTCTGCCCAGGTAATCTCATACGTGTTCCCAAGATAATGGATAGGACCATTTTTAGACCGATGGTGGAAATGCCCTGACATCACCATCTCAAACCGATCAAAAAGATCAGCAGACATACCGTCATGGCACATCATTCCCTTATCCATCTCAAACCCAGCAATCTCGAGATGACCCATCACCAATGAGACCGGAGCTTCTCGAATCAGCTTCAATGAGCGTTCACGATTCTCATCACAAATCCAGGGCAAAAATAAAAGAGGAACTCCAGCAAATTCCACCACCGTAGGATCCACATAAATCCAAGGTTCATTCTGCCCGTCATAGGTCGAACAGAGATTCTGAATTGAGTTGATACGATTTGTATTTTTGTAAAAACAGTCATGGTTTCCAATAATGATATGTGTATCAATCCCCTCTTGGTACAAGCGTTTCATAAAGCGAGTTTGAAAATCATTTGCGATATAATGATTGATAAACTTGCGTCGATCCATCACATCACCAAGATGCACGACCGTCTTGATATTGTGTTCTTTCAAATACGGAAAGAAAGTCTGTTCCCAGAATTTGAAAAAGAACTCATTGAACTGTGGTGAATCTGACCGAGCGCCAAAGTGGGTATCGGTGACTAATGCCAGCTTCATTCTTCCTCCACAAACAATTCAAGACCACGTTTCTTGGTCTTTTTTACATCCAACTTTTTCTCAAATGTCTCAATATATTCAGCGATATTCTCATATAATTCTCCATGATTAGAACCAACAGAAATTGGAGAACCATCGTCATCCATTTTTCTAAATTCTTGATTAATAATAAACTCTTCAGCCATTTTATATTTCACATAGAGGTGTTTCTTTTCGCGTTGAATGCGTCTCAAAAAAGCATAATAAATGATTTGTGTAAAATAAGAAAATGGATTGGTAGATTTATTTGGATCGAAATTGTCCACATACATAAGACAATTTTCAACAGCATCCGAAATCATCTCATCACGAAACGTATAGGAGTAAAAATTTGGTTTACGAGACAATCGTTCCGCAATCTTGAGAAAACATTCCCCAATATAATCAGGTAATACGGGTCGTTCTTCATGATTGCGTTTTGCACGGCGCACTAACTTCTGATAATCAATCAAGGCTTGTAATAAAGTACTATTAGATACATAATGATCATGCATACCAATTACTCACTCTCTATTAATGAAATGTTGGAGAGTCATCGTCTTCTTCGTCTTCGTCTTCGTCTTCATCATAATACTCATCGATCCATCCTTGAGTACGTTTTCTTTGTTTTGCAGAATCATTAAAAAAATCATTCAGTGAGTCTGTATGCGTCGAAACAGTCATACGTTCTTGTTTCTCTAATATCATCAATTGTTTACGATAAGCAGTATCTAAATCCACCAGAGTCATATAATATTCATCACTTACACGATGATAATAATCAACAAATTCTTTTTTAGGATGCATATTGCAGATGACTTGTGATTTTTCTATTGCGATTGTATGTTCTTCTA